ATCGAGCACTGGATCACCAATTTGATTTAATCCTGCCCAGTCTAGACAAAATCAATCAACGCACAGTGGTAGAAGCAAGAAAAAATCGTGCTGATCGTATCAAACGCGAAACAGGCGAAGTGATTGACCAAAAGAAAATTCCCAACACTGATCTAGTGTTCAGGATCACCTGTTGGGATCACATACCCAAGGCACCTAAAAAAATTACCAAGGCTGAAGCCAAACGCAAAAAGCTAGAAGACATTTTTGAACTGGATGATGTTGCAGAAGATCCACTGGCAGACATTGTGGATGTGCCTGTGTTGGATCTAAATCATGTGCGAGTGAACTTTCCTCCGTTTGAACAGTACAGACTGGACGAAGACAAGAAACCGTACCTTGTGGGCCGTAGTCACTGGAAGGGCGATTTGGCCACAGGAGAGTTTTCCAAAGATCACGGCAATATGACTCGCAAGTTGGCCATGATGTTTATGAAACTGTGCGAACGCTATGCCACTCGATCAAACTGGCGTGGCTACACCTACAACGAGGAAATGCGTGGACAAGCTCTTTTACAACTCAGTCAAATTGGTCTTCAGTTTGACGAATCTAAATCGCAAAACCCCTTTGCTTACTACACCGCTGCTATCACTAATAGCTTTACACGGATTCTTAACATTGAAAAGAAAAATCAAAATATCCGAGATGATATCCTGGAGATGAACGGACTCAACCCGTCATGGACTAGACAGAACTCTGGCAAAGCTGGCATGGCTGCCATGAGCGGTCCGGTTGTATCTAGCTTGGATGAGTAGTACATTGATGAGATGATTATAAAGAACACAGTTCTGATTGTTTACCCCGGAGGTGGGTACGGATCATTTTTACACTGGTGCTTGATGTATTTTTCAGGTGAGATTGATATTCTGTCAACTCCCTTTATGCCCAATGGTAGTGCCCATCGATTTAACGGTATTATGTTTGATGATTTTCAAGGCGTAGATAAATTTTTAAATAGTGATGTTGTTGCAACTTTTGCAAGAACTCACGGAATCTCTGCCTATCATAGCAAACAGTTTGACTGTGTTTCAAAGTATCAAAATTATTTTAAAAAACTGATTTTGATAACACAAGATGCCAAAAGTCATTTGATGATCTTGCACAATTCCTATACCAAAATTGTCAATTGCACATACCCACCCCCGCTGACAGAAATAGTCAACAATTATAAAAATAGTTTTGGTGCAACTGATCCGGTACCGCAGTGGCAGATACGAGAGATGATTAGCTATTTTCACGAATCGTATCAATTCTATATTAATGACCTTTACCAGCCGGTTGATAGCCAGCAGGTTGTTAATGTACCAGTTAGAGAGTTAGTTGACAATTTTGAATCCACTTTAACTGGACTATTTGATCAGTTAGACATTCCAATGGTACGTCAAGAACGTATTTCTGATGTGAAACACAAATGGTTATCATTGCAAAAGTTTGTTAATATTGATCATGTGTGTCAGCAAATATTAGCCGCAGTTGTCAACGGGCAGTATTCAGAGTGGGAAGATCTTTCAATTTTTGACGAAGCTTGGTTGCAATGGCAATTGAGAAACAACAAACTCGAAATACGCTGTGAAGGGCTTGACAAATTCCCCACAAATAGTTTACAATTACGAGAACTACTATATCCTGTATGAACCTATTTAAAAAAGCCGCAATCTTCACCGACATACACTTTGGACTCAAAAGCAATTCAACTCTGCACAATGAAGATTGCTTGGCCTTTGTAAAGTGGGCAACTGCCAAGGCCAAGGAGGAAGGCTGTGAAACTGCCATGTTCCTAGGCGACTGGCACAACAATCGTGCCAGCCTAAACATTGTTACACTCAACTACAGCCTTCGATCACTGGAACATCTAAATGCTAATTTTGAACATGTTTATTTTATTCCTGGTAATCACGATTTGTATTATCGGGATAAACGTGATATACAGAGCGTGGAATGGGCAAGACATCTCCCGAATGTTACTATATGTAACGATTGGTTCCATAGTGGTGATGTTGTTATTGCCCCTTGGCTGTGCGGTGACGATCACAAGAGGATACCCAAGCTAACTGGCAAGTACATGTTTGGACACTTTGAACTGCCCGGCTACTTGATGAATGCCATGGTAGAAATGCCCGACCATGGAGAAGTGCGTAGAGAAGACTTTGGAAATTTTGAACATGTATTCACCGGACACTTTCACAAGCGACAAACCAAAAAGAATATTACCTACATCGGTAATGCGTTCCCTCACAATTATGCAGATGCTGGTGACGACGAACGAGGACTTACTGTACTGGAATGGGGAGCAGCGCCTAAGTTTCATGCTTGGCCTGCTCAACCGACGTATAGAGTATACGGACTTGCAAACCTTATTGATAACGCTCCGGCTCTTCTTAAACCCAAGATGCATGTGCGTGTTGGACTAGACATTGAAATCTCATACGAAGAAGCCAACTTCATCAAAGAAACATTTGTGAAAGACTACAATCTGCGTGAGATGAGTTTGATTCCAAACAAGAACTCAGATGTAGACACAGACATGGCGCCAGGCGAAATCAAATTTGAGAGTGTGGATCAGATTGTGACAGACCAGCTCACAAACATTGAGTCAGAATTCTACGACAACCGACTACTGTTGAAGATTTATCAAAACTTATGAAACTGTATTTCAACGGATGCAGTCACACCTGGGGAGACGATCTATCCGATCCAGATTCTCAAGCATGGCCTAGTTTGATTGCAAAACAGTTAGATTGCGATTTTGTCAACGATGCAGTGAGCGGCGGCACCAATGATAGGATAGTGTATCGTGCAATAAAAAACATTCAAAATTTTGATAAGTTTTATATTGCATGGACATACATTACTCGTTTTACAAGATATCGATCAGACAACAATCACGAAGTAAATTTCAATCCATGGCTCAAACACAGCCTGTATGGAAGTAGTCAAGAGTTTACGAATTACAGTCAGTTGCACTACACCTGTTGGTACAATGAATTGTATGCATTCAAAATTTGGTTGCAAAATATTATTCTGTTGCAAAGATTATTTGAGTCAGAAAACAAATCTTACATCATGATCAATGCAAATCACAACAATCTTGATCGCTGGATTGTTCCTTGGCAGAACTTTAACTCCAGTGTAAAACCCTTATTGTGTTTTGATCTCATGAACGATCAACAACTTTATGATGAGCATATTGAGATTCAAAGTTTAATTCAAAAAATTAATTTTACTAAATTTTTTGGATGGGGATCTTGGTGTATAACTGATCTTGCACAAAATTACCCAGTTGGTACAACTGGGCATTTACTAACTCAAGGCCACCAAGCCGTTGCAGATTATATTTTAACAACTCAATCACTATGACATCAACAACCAATATTATTACCAGACATTGTCTTAATAAGGACTTGATAATTTATCAGCATAACAGTGATCAACAGCTTGACCATGCAGTCAACTACGATCAGTTGTGCAACATGATTGATTATTGGAAAGTAATGCTAGTCGAAAAATATCAAGTTTCAGTTGGGCAAACTTGTTACATTGATCTAGGCAAACAAGACATATACTACTACAGTTTGTTTTTTGCCATATGTGAATTGGGATTGGCGATAGTAGTCGATTTGCCAATTGTCAATGCGTTTACTGAGATAGAGAACAACCATCGGTTAAACATGCACGGCAAGATTGATCATTGGTTTGTTGATTCGCAACAGTTAACTGATCATTGGAACAAAGTGCGATACAAACATGTGGCCATAAATGTAATTAACTCTGCTGAAGAATTTGATCGTTACATTGTGAAGGATCACAGTTCTTTCAAATCCATTGCTAGTGCAATTTGGTGTACACCTGACATGCCTCTAATTTGTACCAGCAGTAGCGGCACAACCGGAATACCAAAAAAAGTAATCGAGTCACATCACAAAATTTACGGTATGAGTCAACGGATGACACAACTGTTAAATTTGGAAAAATCTGACAGAATTTGTCATACCAAAAATATCCATCATGGCTCCAGTGTTGTGTTGTTTTTCCTTCCGGGCTTTATGTCCTGTAACGATCATTTAACAAGGATATGGTCAACCGATCCAACTGCCAGTATAGAAAATTTAGTCAAGTTTGCTGTCCAAGAAAAACCCAACCAGTTGTTTCTTTACACAACTGAGTTTTTGACTGAATTTTTGCAACTACTGCCACCTGTGGATTACAAACTTGAATTGTTGACTTTGTATCAAATCACTCCTGAAATTATAAAATTGCAAAAAGAAAAAAATGTTGCAGTGATACGATCAACCTATGGAGAGAGCACCATTGGATCGGCTATTCTGTTAAAGACTGTGTTTAAAGATGCAGACCTTGACACATATGAAATCAACAACATGGGATCTCAACTGGATGACTTTTACAATCTTAGAATTACCAACGGTCAACTTGATGTGTCCATTCCTAGTATAGATCAAGATTGGAAAAGTTCCGGTGATAAATTTACACTAGTAAACAACAATTATTATTTCCATGGTCGAGCAGATTTGTATAGAATTGGATACACCTGGATAGAGATACAAACTCTTGAAAAGGAAGTCAATGAACATTTTGGCATCAGTAACGGAAGAGTGAATGCCACAGCTATAATTGATTCTGAACTGCAAAAATTATATCTAGCAGTATGGATACCAAATTCTAATGCCACTGAAAAGTTTGTCGAACATCTAAAAAACAAATACGATGGACTAGCGCCTTCGCACATAATTACAAATTGCGACTATACTATGTTTTTTGGTGCAAGAAAAATTGACCAAGAGCGAGTCAGAGACTACTGTCGCAAAACACTTAACTTAATTGGAGATTCAAAATGAAAAAAATTATCGCGGCCATGATGGTTGTAATGTTGTTTGCTGGCAATGCATTAGCTAACTTTCCAAACAAAACTGTGAAAATAATCACATCGTTGCCGGTTGGGTCTGGACCGGACACCACTGCTAGAAAACTAGCCGAAGTGCTGAGTGAAAAATGGAAAGTTCCAGTTATTATTGAGAACCGTCCTGGAGGGTCTGGTGGCATTGCACTTGATATCTACAACAGAGAATCTGCAGATGGTCACACCATTGGGTATTTTGATGCTGGTTCAATTGTGGGGTATCCTATCATGTATAACAAGCCAGATAGTATTGCAGCCATTGAGCCAATTCTTCCGTTCTGGACAGTTTATCTAACACTATTTGCATCAACTCAAATCAAAGACTTTGCAGTACTCAAAGAAGAAATTGCCAAAAATCCAACTTATGGATCTTGGGCAAACGGATCTGCTGGGCATCTAGCTGGTGCGTCATTTAGCAGTTTGTTTGATGTTAATATGAATCATATTGTGTATAAAGAGTACGGGGCTTGGTTGATTGATACCTCCAACAAAATTGTTACCTACGGGTTTGGATCAATTGGGTCTACCAAGGGGATGGTACAATTAGGCAAACTACAATACATGGGAATCATTGCTGCTCGCCGCGACCCAGGATATCCATCTGTTCCCACAATCAAAGAGCTTACTGGTAGAGACTTACCAGAGCCACCAAGCTGGTTGGCATTTTTTATTCATAAAAATGTTTCAGCCAATGTAAAAAAACAAATTGAGTTGGACATGCGAGATGCTGCCGCTGATCCTAGAGTCAAAGAAGTACTGTCAAGGTTGGACTACACTTCCTATGGCAATATGAGTTTGAATGACTTCAATCTGCAAATTAATCGGCAAGTTAAAGAGTTCAATCAAATGTCACAAAAATTCAATATCACTGTCAAATGAACAATAACAGTATTGTAAATGCAACAACAAAATGTTATAATTACTGAATGATTCAAATACGCAACCTCACTGTTAAAAATTTTATGAGTGTGGGCGCGGCCACACAGGCCATTGACTTTAACCGCAATGACCTTACCTTGGTACTGGGTGAAAACTTAGACTTAGGTGGCGATGGTAGCCGTAATGGCACAGGCAAGACCACAATTATCAATGCGTTAAGTTATGCCCTATACGGACAAGCACTTTCAAACATCCGCAAAGACAATCTGGTAAACAAGACCAATGCCAAGGGCATGTTGGTCAGTTTGGACTTTCACATCAACGGTACTGACTATAAAATTGAACGTGGACGCAAGCCCAATGTGCTCCGGTTCTATGTAAACAATGAGCACAAGGCCGCAGAGGATGAAGCACAAGGGGATTCAAGAGAGACACAAGACGCTGTAGAACGTATTATTGGCATGAGCCATGACATGTTCAAACATGTGCTGGCCTTAAACACATATACAGAACCGTTCTTAAGTTTAAAAGCCAACGACCAACGCACTATCATTGAACAGTTATTGGGCATTACCTTGTTGAGTGAACGAGCTGACAAGATCAAAGAACTCAATCGTCAGACCAAAGATGCTATCCAATCAGAAGAATTTCGTATTCGTGCTGTGCAAGAAGCCAACAAGCGCATTGAAGAACAGATTGTCAGTTTGGAAAAACGCCGAACCATGTGGTTCAAAAAACAACAGGAAGACTGTGCAGGCTTTGAAACAGCCATTGGTGACCTTGAACACATTGACATTGATGCCGAAGTACAAGCACACAGAGACTTAGAAGCATTTCACATTAAGAAAAAGGCCATAGACGAGGCCAACCGGTACATTCGACAGATTGCCGCAGATGATGTCAAGCAACAAAAACTGTTGGACAAACTTAAGACAGAGATTGCAGCCTTAGACGATCACAAGTGTCACTCATGTGGTCAGGACTTGCATGACAACAAACAAGATGAACTCAAGCAAGCCAAAGAAGAGCTGTTGCGTGAAACTGCACTGCAGATGTTGGCAAATGATACACAACGACAAGGACACCAAGATACACTGGCCAGTTTAGGAGAACTAGGTGTTGCGCCCACTGTGTTTTATGACACACTGGAAGATGCACTGAATCATCGCAACACTCTCAGCACATTGCGAACCAGTTTAGACACAAGACAAACAGAATCAGATCCCTACACAGAACAAATTGCAGACATGCAGGGTCAAGCTCTACAAGTTGTGAGTTATGATCATCTAAACGAACTTACTAGAGTACAAGATCATCAAGACTTCTTGCTCAAACTGCTAACCTCAAAAGATTCGTTTGTGCGCAAGAAGATCATTGACCAGAACTTGAGTTATCTCAACAGTCGTCTCACACACTACTTGGATAGAATTGGCTTGCCACACACAGTGAAGTTCATGAACGACTTGAGTGTAAGCATTGAGGAACTGGGTCGTGAACTGGACTTTGACAACCTGAGTCGTGGCGAGCGCAATCGACTGATCCTTAGCATGAGCTGGGCATTCCGAGATGTATGGGAAAGTTTGTACTCACCCATCAACTTGCTGTTCATTGACGAGATGATCGACAACGGTCTGGACACACAAGGTGTAGAGAATGCACTAGGCTTGCTGAAGAAGATGAGTCGTGAACGTCACAAGAGCATTTGGCTTGTGAGTCACAGGGATGAGTTAACCAGCAGGGTAGAGAACATTCTCAAAGTTGTCAAAGAAAACGGCTTTACCAGTTACAACACGGATGTAGAAATTGCGTAAGATCAAAGTATTACATCTTGAACCCACCGATGTGTGTCAAGCTGCATGCCCGGCATGTGCTAGAGAAACTGATCCAAAGTTTCGAAAAGATCAAAAACATCACTTGACTATTGGGCACCTACAACAGCATTTCTCTGATCGCAGGATCAAAAGCCTAGACAAAGTGTTCATGTGTGGCAACTACGGCGATCCAGCCGCAGGTGCTTACACTGGTGACATATACAAATGGGTTAGAAGCCTAAATCCTACTGTTACACTAGGCATGAACACTAACGGTGCCATACAAAACACTTTCTGGTGGCACGAAATTGGGCGCTTGTTCAACCAGTCCCGAGACTATGTGGTATTCAGCATTGATGGATTGGAAGATACTAACGGCGTGTATAGAAAAGGCGTGAGCTGGACCAAGCTCATGCAGAACGCCCAAGCATTTATCGAAGCAGGCGGTTCGGCACACTGGGATATGTTGATCTATCAACACAACGAACATCAAGTGGATGAGTGTGAGCAGCTGGCTCGCGACATGGGTTTCAAATGGTTTCGTGCTAAAGTCAGCAAACGACCATTGGTTGGCAGATTAGAGTGGCCAAGAAACTATCAAACACAATTATTTGATGGTGCCATAAAGTGTCATGCACAGCAAGAAAAAAGTGCATATATAGATGCTCGTGGCAATCTTAGTCCTTGTTGTTGGATAGGTGCCACACAAACAAATTTTGTTCGCACTGATTCAGTAGTGAACTTCTATCCAAAGAAACATGCTACTTGCGTTGCAACTTGTTCAACAGATCAATCGCAAACAGCATTTTCAAATCAGTGGCGCAAAGAAATTGAGTTATGTTAGCAACTTGGCATTTTCACATTGAGATCTCTAGCAAGTGTACCTTGCGGTGTCCTCGGTGTGCCCGCCAGGAAGTTCCCAATGGCCTTGTGAACACAGAGCTAGATTTAGAATTTTTCAAACGCAACTTTACTCCAGAGTTTGTGCAAGCCAATGTAGAGAAGATTACATTCTGCGGCGACGATGGTGACCCTATCTATGCACATGATTTGATACCCGTAATTAGCTATCTTAAAAGTATAAAACCTGTTGAAATTGTCATTGTTACCAATGGATCACATAAAAAATTAACTTGGTGGGCTCAGTTGGGTAATTTGTTAGACTCAAAAGATAGTGTTCACTTTAGTATAGATGGATACGATAATGCCAGCAATAACTTGTATCGAGTAAACAGTGATTATGACAGCATCATTGACGGTTTACAAACATTGCGTGGCATGAGTGATTGCCAAATTGTGTGGGCTGCTATTGCATTCAAGTTTAACGAACATCATATAGACACAATGAAAAAAGTTGCCCAACAACTTGGTGTTGACAGATTTCAATTGACCAAGAGCACAAAGTTTGGCAGTGTGTATCCATCCTATGGCGTTGACGACCCACTTGAACCCAGCGTAAAATTTGTCAGCAGTTCACATCGCTTTGAACGTGAAATTACTGCGCTAACAGAAGCAGGTGCGTGGACTGCAATTCCACTCACAAACAAACGACTATTCAATCAAACTCAAAGTCGTAACGGTGTTACTCCGTTATGCAAGATAGGCAACAAAGGATTGTACATTGATGCCCGTGGCAGGCTTTTCCCTTGCTGCTGGGTAGCCAACAGATACAATCACAATTTAGACTGGCAACAACTAGCAAACAACTTTGATCTAAACACAAAAACACTAACAGACGTATTGGCAGATAGCTTTTGGGCTAACGAGTTCCAAACTTTCAAATGGCGAGAATGTCAAACCAAATGCTCTAGTGCATTAGTTGACGAAAAATACGCTACTTCTTGGTAAAAGGACTAACTATAGCACATAATCAAAATCACACATGACATGGCTTTATCAAGATACCCCAATTGAGACACTGCCCGAAGAATGTGTAGGTTTTGTTTATCTAATCACAAATAATCTATCTGGACGCAAGTACATAGGCAAAAAATTAGCAAAGTTTTCAAAAACAACATACAAAATAGTCAAACAAAAGAACGGCACAAAGAAACGGAAGAAGATACGCTCAAAGATTGATTCAGATTGGAGAGAGTACTATGGGTCAAGCCCAGAATTAACCGCAGACGTAATCACCCTAGGCACCGAAAACTTTACCAGAGAAATACTTTACTATTGTAAATCAAAATCAGAATGTTCGTACATTGAAGCAAGAGAACAGTTCACAAGAAAAGTATTAGAATCACGAGATTATTATAACGGCCATATTCAAGTTCGTGTGCATGGCTCACACATCATAAACAAACTTTAAAATCAACTGTCAAATCATGGACCAAAACATTGAGCGGAGTGAGAAGCGAAGAAGAGAACACGCCAGGATGGGATCCGAGCAAGTTCACAATGATCTTTATCATATGTTCAATCAAGAAAATCGATGGACATTATTTGGCAAATATTACGGAACCCCTATAGTCAACCTTCCAAAATCATATCTCGAATGGGTAATAAAAAATCTCAGCGGCAAACACAAAGAATTTGCCGAAAAAGAATTTTATAGAAGAAAATCAACTAACACTTAAGGTTGGCGGGCCAGTTTGCAATACCGCTGTGGAAAAACCGGGGAATAACCGGACACGTGACATATTGAGGCACTCCCGTCAGTAAATCTGACTATCCTGAAAAATTGGAAGCGAGTCTGAGGCTAGAACAATAGGGCCGACGCATTGATATAGTATGAATGTTGGCATACGAGAACACCGGCTATAAAAATCTAAACACTAGGAACGAGGTTTAGAGCACATAGAAATATGTGTATCGTGGTAGGAAGGAAAAGCACAGAGTCCTTTAGCATACGGTGTATAATAAATTACCTACTTCCAATGTCTTGGCTAGTGATACTCACATGAAGACAACAGCGGAACCGCGCAAAACGGTTCCGTCTGACTAGATAATATCTACATGAATACTTCTAGTTAAAAAAACAGTTAGTTGTTGAGCGATAGCGAAAACAACAGACTTGCGTAGCAAGTCTTTTAATCATCTAAGTTAGTATCTGGCCAATCTCTAAACAGTGCATGTTGAATTGTGCCTGAAACAAACTGATTGAATGACTTGTGTTTGTCTTCTAGTTCGCCTTTGAGTGGTGCTACTCGACGGAATGCCGAGTCCATTTGACCCATGTCTGTAAACTCCATGAGAATCATCCATTCGGGCATGTCTGCTATTGACCGGAATCCCATCTTGCAACGTGTGATTCTGTACGATTCCATCTTGCCTTCTGAAATCAAATGATCAAAGAAACTTTTCATTCCGTTCACCCAGTCAAGATCCGAGATGTCGCCTTCTTTGTCTGCCCAAATTGTATATAAGTCTGCCATGTTTACTCCAGTGGTCCTAGTATTTCAAATCCCGCCATGCTAGATTTGTATAAGTGTGCTTGCTCAAGATACAGGTATTGAAATCCTCGTTCCTTGTAGATAGCACACTCTGTTTTCATTGTTTCTATTCCCAAGCGTAGTTTGGGATTGTTGTAGTTCCATGCAAATTGATCGCACAATGCGTTATGATCGTCGTAGCGTTTGATTAGACTAAATGCAACCAGCCGATCTTTATCATAATATCCAATAACGTCGGTCATTGTATCTGTGTATCTACTGTCAAATATGGGCATTACACTTGCAAAATGTTTGTATTTGCAATAGTCTCTGTAGATGCTGTTCAGCTGTTTGATATCGGGCTCATGCAAGTACTCCCACTTCACAGTTGGTGTGTAGTTAGTCTGGCTGAGATCAATTCGTGCAAACTGATAGCTCATCGTGGATCCTTGCGATGTTCAAACAGTCCCACAAGATATTCTTCCGGCCAGTTGTGATAGAATCCCTTCTCGGCCATTGTTCGAGCTCGAGCATCAAGATCACTAAGACTTTGCACTAGAGCCAGTGCGTATGTGCCTTGGTTCATGCACACACCATTCACCATCTCAACGTCTGTGGGGTGATCCTCTAGTGCGAGAAGATCCTTGCGCAGTAAAAATTCTTTGTTGGCAATTTTCAAATTGTCACTGAACAGTTCATATGGCCACTCCACCGGATCATACGCATAGATTACCACTTCCCAGGTGCCCATGCCCCAACGTGCTTGATTT